CGGAAAAGGTGCAAGTGATTCAAATAATGGTAGATCAACAGTATATCAGGGAGCTGGTGGTGGATTGAATGGTATTTCAAGAGATTCTAATGGATTGACATCTCATTGTGAAGGTTCTGGTAATATGATTTTACAAGACCCCAGGCCTGCAATTAATTATCCTTATTGCAATAAAGCAATTGCATTTGAACCGAAGGTCGGGACTACCATTTTTCATCCTGCTTATCTTTGGCATGAATCAAATACTTTTACCGGTACAGGAATTAGAGCAGCAATTGTTGTTAATTATCGTGTATTGACTAGAAACAATTCCGGTTTAGTACAACCTTTAATATGAAAAAACAGGAGATAAATTATGGCAGGGATTGAATTATTTGGATATGAAATAGCTAAGAAAAAAATTAAACCAACATTTGTAACACCAGAAAATCTTGACGGCTCAACACAAATTGTTGAAGGTGGTGGGATTCTTGGGCATTATCTAGATACTGGTGTCGATGCTAAAGACGAAAATGTTTTAATTAAAAAATATCGTGAAATGTCCATGTCACAAGAAGTTGATATGGCAATTTCTGATGTTGTCAATGAATCAGTTGTGCATGAAGATGGTCGATCATCTATTAATCTTTTTCTTGACAATACTAAACAAAGTACTGCAATTAGAGAAAAAATAGTAAATGAGTTTAAAAATTTGTTAAGACTATTAGACTTTAATAGACTTGGTTCTGATTTATTTCGTAAATGGTATATTGATGGAAAAATTTATCATCATATTATTATAGATCAAAATAAGCCAAAAGAAGGTATTAAAGAATTAGTATCTATTGATGCTTTAGATATACAAAAAATAACAGAACTAAAAAAAGACAAAGATCCTGTAACTGGTGTAGAACTGGTCGTGGATAAAAAAGAATATTTTATATATTCTCCAGAAGGTTCTGTAGGTCCAGTTAACCAAATTCAAGTTTCGCCAGATGCGATTTCTTATGTTCATTCTGGCATGGTGGACAATCAAAAACAAATTATTATAGGTTATCTATATAAGTCAATCAAACCTTATAATCAATTAAGGATGATTGAGGATTCTCTTGTTATATATAGAATGGCAAGAGCACCTGAAAGACGAATATTTTATATTGACGTTGGTAATTTACCGAAAACAAAAGCTGAGCAATATTTGCAATCGGTAATGAATAAGTATAAACAGAAAATAATTTATAATGCAGCGACTGGTGAAGTAGAAGATCAGAAAAAACAAATGTCAATGTTAGAAGATTTCTGGCTACCACGGAGAGATGGTGGTCGAGGAACGGAAATTTCTACATTACCATCAGGACAAAATCTTGGTGAGATTGAAGATATTGAGTATTTTAGAAAGAAACTTTATCAGTCGTTAAATATTCCTATTTCAAGAATTGAGGGTACAGAACAAACATCATTTAATCTTGGTAGAGCAACAGAAATTAATAGAGATGAAATTAAATTCGCTAAGTTTGTTGCTAAACTACGACACAGATTTTCAGCTTTATTTACAGATTTATTAAGAATACAATTACTCTTAAAAGGTATTATTGGTGAAAAAGATTGGGGTGATATTGCTGAGAATCTTGAATATATTTGGACAAAAGATTCTCATTATGCAGAATTAAAAAATAATGAAATTCTTAGAGAACGAATGGAACTTTTACAGATGGTTGATGAATATAGTGGTAAGTTTGTATCTGATAATTGGATTAGAAAACGAATCCTACGTCTAACGGATGAGGAAATAGAACAGATTAATCGCGATAATAAGAAAGCTGGTCTCGGTGATCCAGATGATTTTGAGATTAATCCGGATCTGGTGGCACCAGTTGATATTCATAGGTAATTTATATGGCATTAATAAAATCTAGTTTTATTAAACATTTTAAAAAAAAACTTTCTGTTCCTGACTTAGATAACATCAATGAAGCTATTCATTATGCATTTAAATTAACAGATAGTTATGGTATTAATAAGTTAAATAAATCTATATTTGAAGCATCTATTAAATATAATATTGATGAAGAAACATTGAAAGATAATATTGATAATTTTTTTGAAAGGGGTGGTAATGAGTGATTTAAAAAATAATATTTTTAAAAATATTTTAGATAAAAAATTTAATCAAGCTAATAAAAGTTTTCAAAGTGTTATGAAAAGTAAAATATTTACAGGTATTGATGATTTTAAGAAAAGTTTTGTTTATAATCCTAGAGATGTTTCTGGAGAAGAAGTACCTGAAGAAGTACCTACTGAAACACCGAAAGAGGAACCAAAAGCTGATGCTTGAAGTATTATCTATAGCGGCACGTAAGAAGATGTCGCGTATGATGAAGATGAAAGGTAAATTGATTGCTCGTAAACGTGCTATATCAATGAAACGAAAAGCACCTTTAGTGAAGTTAAAAAAAAGAGCACAGAAAAAAGCAATAGATTATGTTGCTACAAAACTTTTGGGAGGTAAAAAAAGATCAGAATTAGGACAAGCAGGTAGAGAAGCTTTAGAAAAAAAATTAAAGAAAAAGCAAAGTTTGATTAAAAAACTTGGTAAAAAAATGTTACCATTAGTTAAAAAGGCAGAAAAGGAAAGAATGGCTAAAAAAGGAGAAAAATAGATGAAACTTATTACAGAACACATGCAGGATCTTGAATATATTGTTGAGGGTAAAGGTAAAGACCAATATATTCGTGGAGTATTTATGCAGTCAGATGTAAAAAATCAAAATGGTCGAGTATATCCTTATTCTATTTTGCAAAAAGAAGTAAAGAGATATAAGACTAAATTCGTTAACGAAGGACGTGCTCTTGGTGAACTTGGACATCCTATGGGACCAACAATTAATCTTGATCGTGTTTCTCATTTGATTACTGAATTGGAAGAAGATGGTAAAAATTTTGTTGGTAAAGCTAAAATTATGGATACACCGAATGGAAAAATTGTAAAAAATCTTCTTTCATCAGGTGTTAAACTTGGTGTATCTTCACGAGGATTAGGAAGTCTTAAAACCAATAAAAAAACTGGTGTAAATGAAGTACAAAAAGATTTTGTTTTATCCACAGTTGATATTGTTGCTGATCCTTCTGCACCATCAGCCTTTGTAGATGGTATCATGGAAGGCAAAGAATTTACTGTTACGGGTGAAATTGAATATTCTGTTCAAAATGAAATTAAAAATACAAAATCTAAAGAATTAGACAAGAAAAAGATTGAAATGTTTGAAAAATTTCTTGAAAATCTCTAAAAACACTAGACTTTTTTAATATTATAAATATATATACGGTAAAATAATCATAACCTTAAAGGAGAAGTAACATGGCTACTGAAGAAATACTTGAAGATGGAGAAAGTGATAAAGAGTTGGAAGATAAAATTATGGAAGCTGCCAAAGAACTTGCGAAAAAGAAATTAAAAAAAGAAGAAGATGACGAAAAAAAGGATGATGAAGAAGAAGTTAAAGAAGGTGAACTTCCTCCAGCTTTGAAAAAGGCAATGGATAAGAAAAAAGGCAAAGATGATGATGACGAAGATGATGAGGAAGAAAAGGAAGAGTCTAAGAAAAAGACTAAGAAAGAAGATAAAAAAGTAACGAAAAAAGCAGTTAAGAAAGAAGAAGATGATGAGGAAGAGGATGAAGAGGAAGAGCCAGAGGAATCTAAGAAAGCTAAAAAGGAAGAAAAAGAAATTGAAGTAGATGTTTCTGCTGATGTTGAAGCATTAGTAGATGGTGAAGAACTTTCTGAAGATTTCAAAACAAAAGCAGCTACAATTTTTGAAGCAGCTGTTAAATCTAAAATTTCTAAAATACGAAAACAGATTCGTGAAGAATCTAAAAAAGAACAAGATGAGCGTATTGAGTCTATGCAGACAGAGATGACTGAAAATATGGACAATTACCTCAACTATGCTGTAAAAGAATGGATGACAGAAAATAAACTTGCTGTTGAACAAGGTGTTCGCAACGAAGTCACAGAGAGCTTTATTTCTGGTTTGAAGAAGTTGTTTGAAGAGCATTATATTGATGTTCCACAAGAGAAAGAGGATATATTTGAAAATCTAGTTGTTGAAGTCGCTGAGTTGGAAGAGAAACTTGACGAACAAACAGAGAAGCATATGGACACCGTGAAGGAGTTAAACATTTATAAAGCTAAAGATATTTTCAAAACTGTTTCTGATGGAATGACTGATACTGATAAAGAAAAATTTTCTGAACTAACAGAAGATGTTGATTACGATACTGATGACCAGTACCGTGAAAAACTAAATGTTATTAAGAATAGCTATTTCAAATCAGACCAAAAAGATGTAACAGATAATAAGAAAACTGCAGGTACCAATAATCCAGTTGCAGATGGAAAAGGTGATAGTTACATGGATGGTATTGTAAGTGCAATTTCTAAAACTGTATAATAAATTATGGAATGAATGAGAATTTTAACAAATTAAATTAATTATCAAATAAAGGAGATACAAATGTATTTAGCCGAAACTCTTAAGGAAAAATGGGCACCAGTAATGGAGCACAAAGACCTTGAGGCAATTAAAGATCCATATAAACGGGATGTTACGTTGCGTTTGTTGGAAAATCAAGAGAAGTTTCTTAAAGAAGTTGCTCCTGTTAACTCAATGGGTGCTTCTTCTACTGCTGGAGATGTCTCAGGAAATGTTGACCAATGGGATCCGATTTTGATTTCTTTGGTTCGTAGAGCAATGCCAAAATTGATTGCTTATGATATCTGTGGTGTTCAGCCTATGTCTGGACCTACTGGATTGATTTTCGCAATGAAATCTTCATACACTGCACAAGCAATTTCTGGTACTCCAGATAATGAAGCATTGCATAGAGAAGCAGATACTTCCCACTCTAGTCGAGATGGTGATGGTTCTGCCAATTCACCTGATGATTCACCTGCTCATGTTGAGACAACTTCAGGTGACAATCCGTTTACGGGTACTTGGACACACGGAACAGGTATGCAAACGCAAGAAGCTGAAGCTCTTGGTGATGCTGCTGGAAACTATTTCGCAGAAATGGCATTCAGTATCGTACAGAGTTCTGTTACTGCTAGGTCTAGAGCACTCAAAGCTGAGTACTCAACGGAATTAGCACAGGATCTTAAAGCCGTTCACGGTTTGGATGCTGAAACTGAGTTGTCAAACATTCTCTCTACTGAGATTCTTGCTGAGATCAACCGAGAGGTTGTTCGCAGAGTTTATACGAATGCTCGTTGGGGAGCACCTACAGGTAACGTAGCTGTTCCTGGTACTTTTAACCTTGATGTTGACTCTAATGGCCGATGGTCAGTTGAGAAATTTAAAGGTTTGATGTTCCAGATCGAGCGAGATCGAAACAATATTGCTGAAGCCACGCGTCGTGGTAAAGGTAATGTTATGATTTGTTCTGCTGATGTTGCTTCTGCATTGTCTATGTCAGGCATGTTGGAGACGGGACATGGTATTGATCCAGATGTAACTGGTAATACTCTAGTTGGCACGATGAACGGAATGAAAGTTCACGTTGATCCATACTATGGTAATGCTGTTGGCCAAATGTATGTTGTAGGATACAAGGGATCTAGTGCATATGATGCTGGTATGTTCTACTGTCCTTACGTTCCACTACAGATGGTACGAGCTCTGGGTGAGCAAACTTTCCAACCGAAAATTGGTTTCAAGACTCGGTATGGAATGGCTGATAACCCATTCGTAACTACTGGTCCTGGTACAAATGCCGCTACTGGTAATGAATATTACAGAAAAGTTCAAGTTACGAACTTGATGTAATTTACCAAGTTTTATAGAGAAATAGGGACCTTCGGGTCCCTATTTTTTTTTGGCTTTATGTTAACTTCTTCCTTGTATAGTGGGTTTTATTTTGTTATAATTTATATGTCTTGGTCAGGTGGGAATAAGTTAATACTTTAATAGTTTTACAATGTTTAATTTAGAGAAGCTCCAGATAAGCATTCCGGTTAGATCAAGCTCATACCACTTAAGCCTTGTAGTGTATTTCTTAGCATTATAATGATGATTATTATGAAAGCCTTCGCCGAAAGTAATTAGACCTACAAACCAATTATTCTTAGATAAATCATGTAATCTATAATTAGTATATCCCCATATATGGCATATGGAGTTTACACACCAGGTAGCATGATATACTAATACTAGACGTACAAAAATTCCCCATATAACCCAAGAAATGCCTCCCATTAAATAGAATAGAATCCCTAAAGCTACTTGAACGTGGATAAAGTAATTA